GCAGCTTTCCTTTATCAAGGGAATTTTCAATAGCAAAATCTTTCAGCGTTACTGGCCTGAGCATGTTCACCCTGTTGAGTCTCTTCGAAAGAAATGGACAAACTCAGAGATAGAACTGGACCACCCTCTCCGTGCAGCAGAGAATGTACGAGACCCCTCGATCTTCACTGCTGGCCTCACCACCTCCATCACTGGTATGCACTGTGACATAGCTGTACTGGACGACGTGGTGGTACAGGAGAACGCTTACACTCGTGAAGGTCGTGTCAAGGTTCAAAGCCAGTACTCCCTCCTCTCATCTATCGAAGGTGCAGAAGCTAAGGAGTGGGTGGTAGGCACTCGTTACCATCCGAAAGATTTGTATGGTGACATGCTTGCTATGCGTGAAGAAGTATACGATAGGGACGGCAACATTGTCTCTGAAGAGCCTATCTACGAAGTCTTTGAGCGTAAGGTAGAGGATGCAGGTGATGGCACAGGAGAGTTCCTCTGGCCTCGTAGTCAACGTAAAGATGGTAAATGGTTTGGGTTTAACCAGAGTATCCTAGCTACCAAGCGTAACAAGTACCTTGACCGTATGCAGTTCCGTGCTCAGTACTACAACGATCCAAGTGACCCTGACTCTCGGCCTATCGAGTACAGCGAGTTCCAATACTTTGATAGGAAGTTTCTAGTTCAGAAAGACGGCTTCTGGTACTACAGGAGCAAGCGTCTCAATCTTGTAGCTAGCATTGACTTTGCCTACAGTAAGAGGAAGACGGCAGACTTCACAGCTATCGTCGTGGTGGGCGTAGATCAAGACAACAACTACTATGTCTTGGATATCGAACGATTCAAGACAGACTCCTTGAAGGAATACTTCGACAAGATTCTTGGTTTGTCTAACCGCTGGTCTTTCCGTAAGCTTCGTGCAGAGACCACAGCAGGGCAGCAAGCAATCGTCAAGTCACTCAAAGAAGATTACTTTGCACCCTACGGTTTGAATATCCGAGTAGAGGAAGTCAAACCTACACGGCACCAAGGCACCAAGGAAGAACGTATCGAAGCTATCCTGATGCCACGGTACGAGAACAAACAAATCTATCACTATCGCGGTGGCAACACACAGATACTTGAAGAAGAGCTTGTCACGAACAACCCCTCTCATGATGATGTGAAAGATGCACTTGCTACAGCTATTGAAGGCGCTATTAAACCACCTCAAAGGAAAGCTAGACCGGATCAAGAGAAGGTTGTTTTCCACCCCAGATTCGGCGGAAGGGCATTCTGATATGACGAAGAAAGCTACACTAACTACTATCACGTCTACCAACAACAATGCGTCTGCTCTCAACAGCAACTTCAACGCATTGAACGATAAGTTTGACAACACTGTTTCACTCGACGGGTCAACGCCTAACGCTATGCAGGCTGATCTTGACATGGACAGTAACGATATCCTTAATGTTGGTGTGCTCTATGCAGATGATGTAGAAGTAGACGGTGTAACCCTTACTGCTAGCATTGCTTCTGCCTCTGCAAATGCCATTGCTGCCGCTGCGTCCGCTAGCGCTGCATCTACCTCTGCGGATACAGCAAGTTCTGCTGCCACCTCTGCCGCAGCCTCTGCTATCGCAGCAGCCCAGAACCAATTCAACTACGAAGGAGATTGGGTTACTGCGACTGCCTACACTCTAGGAGATGTGGTCACTCAGGGGGGTTCTTCCTACGTTTGTATAGTTGCTCATACTTCTGGTACATTTTCCACTGATCTAGCTGCCGACAGATGGGGCCTTGTGGCAGAGAAGGGGGAAGCAGGAGATGGCTCTGGAGACCTTCTAGCCTCTAACAATTTGTCTGACGTGGATAGCGCCAGCGATTCCCGAAATAACCTTGGCCTTGGCGCGCTAGCTACCCTAGGGCTAGATGACGTGCTGTCTTTCAGAGGTAGTTATTCTGGTGATCTAAACAGCATCACAGACGACGGTATTTACGAGATAAGTACCCTCACCCCAACAAACGGCCCAAGTGGATTTGGTATCCAAGGCGGTCTACTGTTTCATATGAATTCTGTAGGGTTTATGAGTGATCCGAAGAAGACTCAATTCCTTCTAGTGGGTTCGGCAGGTGATATCTATTATCGAGGTTTTGGTGGCTCTTCTTGGACTAGTTGGAACAGACTCCTCCTCGGTGATGTCTCAGACACAAGGATTTCTGACCTTCGTGCGGTTAATCTGGATGTTTCAGAGGATGTTCAGGTAGATGGTAACGTGGTAATTGATGGCACACTCCTCGTTGGTGGTGAGTCTGTCCTCTACCCCACCCGCTCTTGGTCTGAGATTTCTTCGGGCACAGACTGGGACACTTGGTACGAGAACGACACAGACTATGAACAACAGATCGCAGCCTACGGTTCTCGTGCTTCAGCCACAGTAACTAACTACTACCTCGACACTGCTGATGATAACTCTGGTACCAACCTTGTTCGTCTCATGTACGATTATGGTGGGACCAGTAAGAATGTCTTTCAGCTTCAAGCAGAAGTACCAGCAGGTAAGTGGTGGAGAATCACCCGAGACAATACTCTTGGTACAAAATTTGTAAGAAAGCTTTCGGTGTAACATGGCAGGAACTAAACTTGACATTCATGGTCTAGTCAGCCCAGATAGCGTAGCTCAGGCTATTGCTACAAATTGGCAGACGTGGCACTCCAACCGTCAAGTTTGGTTGGACGAGAAGCGTGAGCTTCGTAACTACATCTTTGCCACAGATACCAAGACTACCTCCAACAACAAGCTGCCTTGGGCGAACAGCACGACTACCCCCAAGCTTACTCAAATCTACGACAACCTCAAGGCTAACTACAGTGCTGCTCTGTTTCCGAATGCTAACTGGCTTCGGTGGAAAGCAGGTAACGAAGAGGCATCTCTGAAAGAAAAGAGAGATGTCATTCAAGCCTACATGTCCACCAAGCTTGAGCAGTCTGACTTCGAGACTACGGTAGACCGACTGATTGATGACTTCATTCTGTACGGTAACTGCTTTGCTACTGTAGAGTGGGTGGAAGAAGAGACAGAACTAGACACTGGGCAGGTACTCCTTGACTATGTAGGCCCCCATCTTGTTCGTATCAGCCCCTTTGATATTGTCTTCAATCCCGCTGCACCTAACTTCAACAAGACACCAAAGATCATCCGGTCTCTGGTCTCTCTTGGCGAAGCAGAGGAACTCATTCGTAACGGACAATCAGAGTACGAGCAAGTCTTTCAGCGTATGTCCGGTAACCGTAGGGAGGTAGCGTCCAACACTGCGTTCGAGAAGTCTGATGCGTATATTGCTGACGGGTTCTCTTCCATCGAGCATTACTACAACTCAGGTTACGTTGAAGTACTCACCTTCTATGGAGACATCTATGATGAAGACAGTAGAACACTTCTAGCCAAGAGAAAGATCATTGTAGTAGACAGGGCGTACGTCATCTACAACAAGGCTAGCCCCTCTTGGCTCGGTCATGCTCCTGTCTTCCACTCCGGTTGGCGTTCCCGCCCTGACAATCTCTACGCTATGGGACCGCTGGATAACCTCGTCGGTATGCAGTACCGTATCGACCATCTGGAGAATCTGAAAGCAGATGTCTTTGATCAGATTGCCTACCCCATGCTCAAGATCAGAGGGGATGTCGAAGAGTTTGATTACAAACCCGGCACCCAGATTCACATTGGAGAAGAGGGCGACGTTGTACCTTTGGTGCCTGACACTACTGCACTGAACGCAGACATGCAGATCAACATCCTTGAGAACAAGATGGAGGAACTAGCAGGGGCACCACGACAGGCTATGGGTATCCGTACTCCGGGCGAGAAGACTGCCTTCGAAGTACAATCTCTTCAGAATGCTGCCGGTCGTATCTTCCAGCACAAGGCAGAGAAGTTCGAACGTGAGTTCTTGGCCCCAATCCTTAACGCCATGCTCGAAGCCTCGCGCCGTAACATGGATGTATCTGACGTGATCCGTATTACAGACGATGCTACTAAGGTAGATATCTTTATGTCCATCACCAAGGACGACATCCTCGGTAGCGGACGGCTTGTACCTGTCGGTGCATCCCACTTCGCAGAGAGAGCACAGCGTCTTCAGAATCTTCAGAATGTGCAGATGTTCAAGGGTGACCCAACCGTTGCACCGCACCTTTCCGGTAAGAAGATTGCAGAGATTCTTGCTGATGAGCTTGGGGAGAAAGCACTCTATGGTGAGAACATCACCGTTCAGGAGCAGCTTGAAACTCAGGAAGCTATGCAGGAAGCTGAGGCTCAGAACATGGAGAACCTTGAGACACAACGAGGTCTAGGCATCTAATGGATAGCCGATGGTTTAAGAATGGTGTTGACAAAGAAGCTCAGAGAAAAGAGTTGCTGTCATACCGCAGGGCATTTGAAGCCCTCAGAGAGCTTTTGGAGGAGGAGTTTGAGGAGGTACCCTCTGATTACGACATCTCCAATTGGGCCTGTAAGGCCGCAGATAAGAATGGAGCTAACAGGAAACTTCGCTCTATCCTTAAGTTAATCACTGTGAAGGAATGACCATGTCCTATTTTACTGGCGACCAAGACCAAAAGGAAGCCACCCCCTCTGAAGAGAACCAAGAGCAATCGACCGATTTCCTTGGTAAGATCGCAGAGGTCAAAGGCGAGAAGTGGAAAGACCCCAACGTAGTTGCCAAAGGCTATCTGGATAGTCAGCAGTTTATTGAGCAACTCAAACAAGAGAATGCCACCATGCGTTCTGAGCTTGATAAAGGCGACTACATGAAGGAACTTCTCGAAACTCTGAAGCAGCAACAAGGCAAGCCCGCTGGTGGGGAAGCTGCATCAGAGCAAAACACCAGTACCAGTGATACGGCTAACCAAGCTGTAGCGAGTGTAGAGAACATCAAGAGCCTGATTGCAGAAACGCTAACCCAAACCCAACAGCAAGAGCTTCGTGCTAAGAACCTCGACACTGTTGACAAGCATATGGAATCACAGTTCGGTACTGAAGCCTCGAAGAAGATTGAGGAACGTAGACAGCAACTCGGTCTCACCAAAGAACAATTGATCGAGATGGCTGGTACTTCCCCTCAGGCTTTCTTCACTCTGATGGGCACAGCACCTAGTAAAGATTCGAACACTGTACCCGGTTCCGCTTTGAACACCGAGGGTTCGGCGTTTAATAGTAACTCCAACCTCAAGAACTGGAAGTATTACCAGCAGATGAGGAAGGAGAATCCTCGACAGTACCGTAGCCCTAAAGTCCAAAATGAGATGGCACTGGAAGCCCAGCGTCAGGGCACGGAATTCTATAAATAAAGGAGATACCAAATGTCGGGTATGACTACTGCGAACGTCTCCGCTCTTACTCGCGCAGAACTGTGGAGTAACGAGCTTAAGGAAACGCTTGAAGAAGACCTGCTGGGTATGTCGTTTATTGACATGATTGTTGACTTCCCTGATGGGGACCAGTTCAACATTCCGTCGATTGGCGACGCTCAGGTTGACGACTACCAAGAAGATACGGCTGTCACCTACCGTCCGATGGACACTGGTGAGTGGACGTTCACCATTGACGAGTACCTCTCGTCGGGTACCTACATTACCCGGAAGGCAGAGCAGGATGTGTTCTATATGAACCAGCTTGTCTCGTCCTTTGTTCCTAAGCAGAACCGCGCTATCATGGAACACTTCGAGAATACTATGTTCGAAAAGCCCGAGGCTGTTCTTCGTACTGCTGCTAACGCTCAGTATGAAATCAACGGCGCTTATCACCGTATGTCCGGTGGTAACTCTGGCCGTATTGAGTTGGCTGACTTTGCCTACGCTCAGTACGCTCTGAAGAAGGCCAACGTGCCGCAGCAGAACTTCGTTGCTATCGTTGACCCTTCGGTCGAGTATGCTTTCAACACTCTTTCCAACCTTGTGTCGGTTTCTGATAACCCTCGCTGGGAAGGCATCATTGCTGATGGCATTGCTTCGAACATGAAGTTCGTCAAGAACGTCTATGGATTCGATGTCTACACGTCGAACTTCCTGCCTGATGTTGTTGACAACGCACTGCCTGAGCGTGATGGCAGCACCACGAATGATTTCTCTACGACTAACGGGAAGGCTAACTACTTCTTCTCGGCGGCTGGAGATGTCCTTCCTCTGAAAGCTGCGTGGCGTCAGGCTCCGATTGTGGACTACGAGTGGAACAAGGACAAACAGCGTCATGAGTATGTTACGACTGCTCGTTACGGTGTTAAACTGTACCGCCCTGAGAACATGATCAGCATTGTCACTAACCCGAACGTGTAAGGAGACCAAATCATGACTACTTGGACTAACGAAGATGGTCTTCTGGTTCGCTTTAACCGTGAACGCGGTGAAGTAACCGGTGATGGTACGGCTCAAACGGTTGAGCAGGTTCTGGAGGTCACGCTTGATTCTGCTGACCTTCCGGCTCTTGCGGATATCAACGCCGACCGCCCGTCGCTTCCGGCCCATGCTCTTATTACGGACGCCTTCCTTGTCTGTAATACGCCTTGGACTGGTACTAACCCGACCCTGACCATCGGTCTCGGGAATGCTGCGGGTTCTGCCATTGATGCTGACGGTATTGATGCTGCCATTGATATCGACGGTACTCAAGCCGCTGCTGGTGACGTTGTCGCCTGCGACGGTGCTCTGGCTGACAAGACTGCGACCATCGGTGCTGCCGCTGGTTGGGTCTATGCCACTACTGGCGGTACTGTTACCGCTGGTAAGTCTACGCTGTACATCAAGTACATCGTACCCACTGTCTGATGAGAACGAGGGGGCTTCGGCCCCCTCCGCCTCTATAGATAATAGAGATTCATATGGCCGGTATCAAGAAGACACTCCTAGAAATCGTACAGGATATCCTGTCTGTGATGGACAGTGAACCTGTTAACGCACTCTCCGACACTAACGAAGCAGAGCAGATCGCTGAGGTTGTAGAGTCAGTCTTCTATGACATCGTGACCAACCGAGACATTCCCGAGCACTACTCTCTCATCAAGCTCACTGCTCTGTCCGATAGCACCAAGCCTACTCACTTCCACCTGCCTGAGAACGTAAAGATCATCAGCAAGGTCTGGTATGACAAGTCAGACGACAATAGCTTCGAGTACGCCGAAGTCTACTACCTAGAGCCTGATGACTTCCTGTCTCGTAGTGATAAGGTCCAAGGCTCTTACCAGAATGTTCTGGACGTAGAGGCTGGCACAAACCTCCGTATCCCAAACGACAAAGACCCTGAGTACTACACTACCTTTGATGACTACCATATCGTGATGAACTCCTTCGCCAGCACCAAGGACGCTACGCTACAGCAAAGTAAGGTTCGTGCTATGGGGTCTACCTTCCCTGTCTTTGATAGGTACGATGGGAGCTACACCCCAGACCTTGATGGCAACATGTTCCCCTACCTGATCAATGAAGCCAAGTCCAGAGCTATGGATATCTTCAAAGGTGGAACCAGCCAGAAGGTTGAGCAAGCTGCACGTAGGTCTAAGGTACATAGCAGAAATGATATGAACAGATTGAACTACCCAAATGTTAGGAATGACTATGGCCGTTGAGATTGACGAATACATCCCCGGAGTGAACGAGAAGCCACGCACCACGATCCGTTCTGACAAGTTCAAAGCTGAGTTTACTGTCAAGCCTACCTTTGATGGCTTTGTCTTCTACGAGGTTGGTGTAAGTGCAGGCACTCTTCCCGAGAAACTTAAGGGGCGCTGGACACGGATGAAGGATGCGGTCAAAGCTGTCACTGACTACGAACGCACCGCCCCCAAGACGGCAATGAAACGAAGGGAAGACACCTATGAGGAAAACAAAGCTAAGAGGCTACAGCGCGAAGCAAGTGAAAGCGCCAGCACGGCTGACTAGTGGGCCAACCACATTCCGAGGTGCTCTGTCTCAGAACATTGCTAACAACGTATCTCGTAAGACCGGTGGCAAAGGGCCATCGTACCCCAAGGGCACAACGACAAAGGCTTCGAAGAGATAATGGCTGAATTCACACAGGCTGCATTCAATACCTTTGTCGGTGGTCTCATCACTGAGGCAGGAGAACTCACGTTTCCTGAGAATGCTTCCATTGATGAACTGAACTGCGACCTGTTGCGCGATGGTAGCCGCCGTCGCCGTCTCGGTATCCAGATTGAAGAGGATGGAGAGTACACTACTGAGGTGGCTAGCTCTTCCACTATCCTGTCCATGCACCGCTGGCGTAACGTAGGTAACCAAGCAGGTGTGAACTTTGTTGTAGTGCAGGTAGGCAGTGATGTCATCTTCTTTGAAGAGACCGCTGGCTCCCCTCTGTCCGCCAATCGTGTTCCTGTGTCCAACTCGGATAGCTCTGATTACGTACTTGACCTAACCGCCTATGAGCATACAGAGTCCGAAGGTGCAGAGACTGTTGCTATTGAGGTGACATCAATCAAGGGGGCGATGATCATTGCTAGCTCTGAGATTGGCACGATCCTTGTAGAGCGTACACTGAGTACCAATGCTTTCACTGTCTCTGAGATTAACTTCCGTATCCGTGACTACGAGTGGCAAGGTGAGGTAGAAGAGTATACTACCGGAGATGCTACCCCCTCGGACAATAGAGAGTATGACACCTACAATGCTGGGTGGACCACTGCTACGATCAGCACCTACGGCACAGCCAATAGCTCTGAGTGGCCTCCTCTAACCCTCCCTTGGTATAGTGGTAAGGATGCTTCTGGTAACTTCTCGGCTGCTGAGTGGGCTAAGGTTTGGGCTGGCACCTCGCTGATTGGTAACGGCCACTACATCTACAATCTGTACGACATCGACCGTGCCACAAATGTAACTGGTGCAACCGAGAGTGCTGAGGCTTCTCGGTTCTCTACCGTAGCAACATATTCTGGTCGCGTCTTCTACTCCGGTATGCTCGACAGCACCAACCAGAATGTTTCAAAGGTCTTCTTCTCTCAGCTTATTGAGGATGGCTTCTCCAAGGTTGGCGAGTGTCTGTCAGTCAATGACCCCACTGCTGAGGATACCACTGGTCTGATTGATAGCGACGGTGGGTACATCTCCATACCGGAAGCTAACTCTATCTACAAGCTTCATGCCTTTGGCCCTG